GCGCTCGGACTTAACCGAGCCGGTTAGCGGTTGTACCGCTAAAAACACCATGTGGACATGATGTCCATAGAAAGAGAGCACGCCTATGGCGCTTGCCGACCCACAGTCCATTACAATCAGTGCAGTCACTACTCCTCTCCCTCGTACAAGTACGGGGCAGAACGAGAGTGTCTACACTAGTGCGGATGGACTGATTGACCTATCCGCGTCTTCCGCCTACGGGCGTCGGACACGGAGGGTCCTCCGGGTTGACCATTCGAAGATCACTTCGGATCCGTTTATTCCTGCTCAGAATGTCAAAGTGTCGATGAGTAACTACATCGTCTTTGACCTTCCTGTTGCAGGGTACACGAATGCCGAAGCGCTTGCTGTTTACACGGGGTTTAAAACCGCGTTTTCAGCATCTTCGGACCTGCTGATCACGAAGCTCCTCGGAGGCGAGAGTTAGGCCAAAACTGGTCTAACTCATCGATTTCCGATGGGCTATGTGTCAGAACAGAGGCTACACAATCGCGCCGTCACGGAACAGAGGATTGAATTCCTACTCTTCTGTGCCTTTGCGGTTGTTAGCCTTCAGGTCATCTCAATCGTTCTAATGCTTATTTGCATTATGAGCTTTTGAGATAGATGGCCTAGCTGTAGTGGGGGGGGACATTACGTCCCCCCTCGCTCCATCTAAGCGAGCGTCGGGCTAAGGAAAGACCACCTCTATTTAAGGAGGGGCTTTGAAAAGCCTGATGCTGCTCTGGAAAGTACTAGCACAAGAATGTGCTAGTAACTGTTGCACTAGCGCCACCCTGGACTGTAAAACAGTCCAGCGTCGGTGCGAACATGAGGGGTTATCATTTCTCACGATAACCCTACCCGAATTCGGAAAGGACCTCCAAAAAGGTCTAGACCGAGGACGGGTCGATCGCGATCTCTTCCAGGGTTTTACCTGGAGAGCAGGTCTCCCCCAATTTCTTGGAGGTTTCCTCGATCGTGTGTTCGACCGTGCTAGTGGCACGTTGCTCGATGAGCCGTGCATAGATGCAATTCGAGCTGTACGTCAACTAACGTTGATGTTCAGCAAGATCCATCTCACGTGTAGCGATACACGTGTGAGGGCTGCTATGCGCGACTATGTCGAGTGTGAGAAGGAGGTCAGAGTATCCGACCTCGCAAGGAGTCCTCTCAATAGAGAGGACTTTAAGCGAGTTTCGGATCTATTGTTTCGTAGGCTCTTTTCCGATATGGAGGTAAAACTCTATAACGGTGAGATAACCCCGAAACACGGTCCCGGAAAAACGGCCGATAGATTGAGTGGAAACTCAAAATATCTGCTGTCTACCTGGACCGACCGATTGGAAGAGGTATTCCCCGCTGGGGAAATGCTCATTCCTAATTGGTCTTACATAGACCAATACTTCGGTATTGACCACCTCGAACCCGGTGCAGAAGTTCCTGTGAAGGTAACTCCTGTACCTAAGACGCAGAAGGCGCCTAGGATAATAGCAATGGAACCAACTGCTATGCAGTATGCACAGCAGGGGATTCTTGAGCTATTCCTGGAATGTCTGCGGTCGAGAGACCGTAGACGTCGATTCAGGTTTGACCTCCTGAATCGTTTCCTCGGATTCGATGACCAAATCCCTAATCAGGAGATGGCATTGAAGGGCTCCCTTGACGGGAGCCTTGCGACACTCGATTTGAGTGAGGCATCCGATCGCGTCTCAAATCAGCTCGTACGTGATCTCTTTGTCAACTTCCGCTATTTGCATGCGGCTGTTGACGCTTCGAGATCACGGAAGGCTGACGTGCCTGGACAAGGCACTTTGCGCTTGTCCAAGTTCGCGTCTATGGGTTCAGCTCTCACCTTCCCGATTGAGGCGATGGTCTTCTTGACCATCATCTTTATAGGGATCGAGCGAGAGCTCAACGTGCCCCTTGATCACAAAACCGTTAAACGGTTTCGTGAGCAGGTGCGTGTCTATGGAGATGACATAATTATCCCCGTAGACTATGTGCAGTCCGTTGTCAGTGAGCTTGAAACTTTTGGGTTTCAAGTCAACACTGGCAAGTCTTTCTGGACTGGAAAGTTCAGAGAGTCTTGCGGAAGGGACTACTACGCTGGCTCTGACGTTACTGTTGTCAAAGTCAGGCAGTTGTTCCCGACACAACGGCAGCACGCCACCGAAGTCATTAGTATAGTGTCTCTTCGTAACCAGCTTTATTTTGCTGGTTACTGGAGCACTGTACAATGGCTTGATGAGTACATAACGAAAGTGATAAAACATTTTCCGCATGTACTGCCATCATCTCCGGTGTTAGGTCGTCATTCTTTTCTCGGCTACCAAGCCGAGCGAGATGACGAGTTTCTGCATAGCCCCCTAGTCAGGGGTTATGTCATATCCGCCGTACCACCATCCGATACATTGGATGGCTACGGTGCCTTGCTCAAGTTCTTTCTTAAGCGTGGCACAGAAGCCACAGCTGACGAGAGACACTTGGAGCGTGCTGGACGCCCGCATGTCGTCAAGTTAAAACTGCGGTGGGCCTCAGCCGTGTGAATGGCTGAGGGGGGGCAAAATGCCCTTTGCGGAGATACTACACGAGTCATAGGCCATTGCTTATGGCTTGTGACAAATGTAGTTCCGTTGTGAGGAGGTTCAGTCCCTACGAC